ACGCTTACTAATAAGACTTTAACTAGCCCAACTATTGCAACACCAACGATGACTGGTCAGGCAACGATACCTACTATCAATCTTACTGGTGGACAGATTACTTTCCCCGCAACCCAATCAGCATCAACTAATGCCAACACTTTGGATGACTACGAGGAAGGAACATGGACACCAGCACAAGGGGCGTGTGTTGTAGTTGGAACATTTAGTTCCACTGGAAATTATACAAAAATTGGAAGGCAAGTAGTTGTTACTGGTAAATTATCAGGCTCAACATCAATATCCGTAGGTGTTGATGTTTTGACAACAGGGCTTCCGTTTGCTGTTGTTGGGAATGATGGAGTGGGAACAACGACAAATAATGCGGCAAATATTTCTGTTCTTAATGATGGCAATGCTTCCGCAATGTATTCGTGTGGGTCTATTAGTGCCACTACAAACATCTTCTTTTCACTAACTTACTTTACGAGTTAACTATGGCACTCACAGAAACCAAGGTCATTGACCAAATCACAGTAACCGAAAACGGCATAGTGCTGTATCGGGAAGCAACACGCATCCTAAAAGATGGTGAGCAAATAGCACAGACATACCATCGTACAAGCCTGACACCAGCACAAGACTTAACTGGTCAACCAGCCAATGTAGTGGCTATCTGTAATGCCGCATGGACAGATGCAGTTGTTGCGGCTTATCAAGCACAGTTAGAAAAACAAAGGATTTAATGTGGCTTCCAACTACAGCATTACTCGTGATCAAATCATATCCTTAGCTCTTAGGAAACTAGGAGTGCTTGAGATTGGGGATACACCTGACGCTAACACTGTGTCTAATGCTGCCATATCTTTAAACTTGTTGATTAAACAATTCAACACAGATGGTTTAAAGTTGTGGAAAGTATCAGAACTTATTATTCCCCTTACTTCTGCACAGACTAGCTATGTCTTAGGTGGTGCTACATCTACTTTGATGTATGACTCCCTAGCTCCTAATACAGCTATTACAGACAAACCTTTGAAGGTTATTCAAGGGTTCTATCGTAATACAGCATCTACTCCAGACATAGATACACCAGTGATTGTTATATCTAGGCAAGAATACACTGTTCTAGGATCTAAGTTCTCTACTGGTACACCCAACAGCGTCTTCTATGATGCTCGTAGACTCAATGGTATTCTTTATGTGTACCTAACCCCTGACGCTACTACACAAAGCAATCTAGAGCTACATCTGATAGCTCAGATGCCTATCAATGACATAAGCACAGCTAATGAACTTCCAGACTTTCCTAATGAATGGATGAACTGTTTGGTATGGAACTTAGCAGATCAGTTGTCTCTTGAGTATGGTGTTCCTATGAACACTAGACAAGAGATTGCTCTTCGTGCTTTAAACTACAAAGACAAGATGGTTGATTGGGATGTAGAGCCTGGTAGTACATTCTTTAGTCCTGACTTTAGATCTACATCTGTTAACTCTTATGGTATGTAAGCATGGCTACAGAACGTATACCACTTACTCAACCTATAGAAAGTAGAAGCGGATCCTTTGCTAAGGACTCCTATTCTGCTAACTGTTTCTTTGAGACTAGGGATCAGAAGAGAGAGTTTGTTAAAAGACCTGGTTTAGTCTTAGCTAAACAAGTGGTGTCTATAACACCTCCTGCTCACACACCTAGTCAAGGATTAGCTTCTTTTAATAGCAAGCTCATTGCTGTTATTAATAACATTGTGTATAGCATTGACCCTGCATCTAGTTATGCTGTAACTAATCTTGGTTCTACCTCTAGCACAACTAACCAAAGCTACTTTGTTAGGACATTCCTAGATACGTATCTGTTCTTCCACAACAAGACTACTGGCTACTTGTTAAATCAAGCAGGTACATTTATAGCAATGACTTCCTTGCCAGCAAGTCCGTATGTTTCTGGAACTGTATCTCTAAACAACTACATATTTATTGGTACTACTAACAATCGTATCTATAACTGTAATGTTGGTGATCCAACTACTTGGGCTGCTCTTGACTATGTTAGTTTTGAGCAGACTACAGACACACTTGTTGGTATTGCTAAGCATTTGAACTACCTAGTAGCTTTTGGTTCTACTAGTATTCAGTTCTTCTATGATGCTGCTAATGCTACGGGTTCTCCCTTAGCTGTAGCCCAGAGCTATACATCTGAGATTGGTTGTGCTACTGGTGATAGCATCGTTGCTACTAATAACACTGTGTTGTGGATTGGAACTAGTAAGACCAATGGTCGTGCTGTCTATCTGATGGATGGTGTGTCAGCTGTTAAGATTTCTACTAATAGCATAGATAAACATATAGAAGCTGATAGTCTAAGCACAGTAACTGCTTACTGCTATACAGTCTCAGGACATACACTATATGTTCTATTTCTACACAACACTAGTAAAACTTTAGTTTACGATATAAATGAGAAGATGTGGTATACATGGACTCAGTACTCTATTCAATCTAGTGACCAACCTAATCCAGGTACTTTCCAAGAGTCCTACTTTAGAGCTGTATTCTTTGCTGAGTTAAATGATATTGCGTTTGTCTTAGACGATGACACAGCCACTATCTACTACCTCAGTACCACTACGTACCAAGATAACGGTCAAGCCATCTATAGCAGAACAGTAACAGACATCATAGATAACGGAATTACTAAACGTAAATTCTATGGAAGACTAGAGATTGTTGGTGACAAGGTAGCTGGAACTATGCAAGTTCGTCACAGTGGTGATGACTATACAACTTGGTCTACCTATAGGTCTATAGATCTTAGTGCTTCTAGATCACAGGTATACCTTAGTGGTGCTGATAGACGTAGAGCTTGGGAATTCTTGTGTACTAGCAATGTCCCTTTGCGTCTAGACACAGCTGAGATAGACTTTAGGATAGGTGAACTAGATCAAGAACAATCAGTTGGTGGTGGACGCTATAGACGATAAAATAAAGGGAAAAGTACCTGTGTGTATCCGAAAGGATTACATAGTGTACTTAGAGCTTTTTGACAATCTCTTGTGGATTCATGTTGATGTCAAACGATGGTCAGCTAGAGTCAAGAGAGATGGTCAAAGAGACTTTGTTCTCATACAGAGTTTAATTGGTAAGCCTATCGTAGCGTTAGTTAGAGAGGATGACATTAAACTTCTAAGATTTGCCAGATCATTTGGTTGGCTAGAGAAATGTCAGATAGTTCTATTAGACGGTTCAAAAGCTTTCATCTATGTTTCAAACACATAGAACATAAAGGAATGATATGGGTGGTGCTGTAAGTGAAGTTGTTGATACTGTTGGCGATATAGGCCAAGGAGCCATTGACACTGTTAGTGACATTGGTGCAGGTATTGATGACACTGTTAATGAAGTTGTACCTGGTGGTTGGACTACGGTTGCTCTGCTTACTGCTGGCTATTACTATGCTCCTGAGATAGGGGCATACATAAATGCTTCTGGTAGTACTGTACCAGTCTCTGCTGTTGTAGATGCTGGTGTAGTTTCTTCCCCAGTTACCACAGGTTCTGTTATTGCAACTGAACTTCCAGCATTGGGTACTCAAGTAGCAGGTACTGCTGCTGGTACTACTTTAGCTAATGCTGTTGGTGGTGGTACTGCTGCTACTGTTGGTGGATATGTTTCTGATGCTGAACAAATAGCAGCTATGAATACTGGAGCTGCTGCTACAGATATGAGTCTTGGTCAAGCTGGTGCTGCTAATGCTGCTGCTAATGCTACTAGCACTAGCATTCCAACCACTACAATTGGTGGTATTTCTTCTGGGGGTAATATGAATTTATCGGATTTTAGTTCTGCTTTGAACATATCTTCAAGTGTTAACTCTCTCACTGGAGGGGGTGTATCTAGTCTTCTAGGTGGTCCAGGGTCTATATCAGGTGATGAAGCTCAGAGAATGGCTGATCCTTTTGCACCATATAGAGCTAACTTAGGTCAGATGTATAGCGGTGCTCTACAGCCTGGAACAGGGATAGATGTAACTAGGATGCCTGGGTATAGTCAATACACAAGTGGTGTGTTAAACCCTGCTATGGAGGCTTCTAAGCGTAGTGCTGCTGCTTCTGGTCTACTGTATTCTGGAAGAGAGTCTGCTGCTCTACAAGACATTGGTCA